GCGGCAGTCTCGAAAACTGTTTAGGAGGTATCCCCTCCTACGGGGGTTCGAATCCCCCCCTCTCCGCCAGAACGCAGGTCAAACGTGGTGTCGCTCCAAAATCGGGGGCGGCACCACGTTCGTCTGGGCGCAGGTTCCCGGCCCACTTCGGCCCAGCGACGTCCAGCCTGCGCGACGGATCTAACCCTAGTGGCGTATGCTTCCGCCCAGGGGACCGGGGGAACGAAGGGAGATTCACCATGAAGAAGATCGTCTGTGTGCTGGCGCTCGTGTCGCTATTGGCGCTAGTGGGATGCGGCGGTGTACCGACGAAGTCAGGGACCGCGAGCAGCGGCAGCACGGGCACGGCAACTGCGCCCGGAACCGCCGCCAAGCCACTGGTGCTGAAGATCGGTGAGACGGCCACGTACGACACGCTGAAGGTCACGCTGGTGTCCGCCAAGAAGGGCCCGAAGGACTACAGCGGCAAGGCCACCCTCGCGGTCACGGTGACCTACGACAACGCCGCCGGCACAGAGGCTGCGTCGTTCAACGAGTTTGACTGGAAGACCGAAGACGCCGACGGCGCCCGCGCACAGGACACGGCGATTCTCGCCTCGAGCGCGAAGAGCCTCGGATCCGGCGATGTGGCGCCCGGTGGCAAGAAGACCGGCACGATCTACTTCACCGGCGGCGCGTTCACGAAGATCATCTACGAGCCGAGCTTCCTCGCCTCCGAGGAGAACCTGACGACCTGGTCGCTGAAGTAGCCTCAGCCCAGAGAGAAGGCCCGGTGCGCGGGGGCGTCACGCACCGGGCCTTCTCTCTGGGCATCACCGGACGCGTCCGCCCAGGGGGGCCGTCTCAGTCCGTGCCTTCGGCCTTGCCCGTGTCAGGGATGCGACGTACGGGCGGCTTGAAGTTCCCGCAGGAGTCGAACAGTGTGCAGACGCCCATCTCGTTCATCTGCACGGCGAGCGCCCTGTTGAACTTTTCCAGTTCACCGATGCGCGTCTCGAAGTTGCGCTTCTCCCGCCGCCACTCCTCCTCGCGCTTGCGCCAGTCGACCTCTCGTTGGATACCACGGGTGGCGTCGGCGTCCATCTGCTTCTCAAGCAGCTCGTTCTGCTTCTCGAGCATCTCGATGTTCTTCTGCGCGACCAAGAGCACGGCGGCCTCGTCAGCGTTGTCCTGCGCGCGTCCCTTGATCTCGACGTCCTTGTCGTCGCGCAAACCTTTCGTGCGGTTCTGGAGCGCGCTGATGCGTCCTTGCGCGATGTTCGCCGCAAGGGAACCGACCGCGACAAACGCCGCGACGATGAGGCCGAACTCTTGGAGCGTCATCTCACGATCCCGACCGTGGCGTACGCATACCTGGCCACGCCGTGCGTCGCGTCGCCGGGGAACGTCGCTCGGTAGGTGTAGATGCCGACGCGGTAGCCGCGGGTTCCGACACGGTACACGCCCTTGGCGTCCGTCTTGACCGTGACCCACTTCCGCCACCGCTCCTCGCCCGGACGGCGGTAGGTGATGACGACGGGCGCGCCGGCGATGGTCGGCTTGAGGATGCCTGAGAGCACGTAGCCCTCGAGTCGGTGCGCGTTGTGCTTGCTGATCGCCAGCGAAAGCGCGGGCGCGGCAGGAGCGGCTGCGAAGGTGTGCCGGATGTAGCCGAGAATGTTCGCGCGCCGGATCTGGCGATGGACGCAGTTGGAGACGTTGCCGCCGATGGTCTGGACGCCGCCGGTGACGACCTTCTCGCACGTCTCGACGTGGTCGGGCTGGTTGTGCGGGCGCGTGGACGTCGACCAGTGGAAGTAGATGCTGTCTCCCGGCTGAATACCCGCGGTGCCGTCGTGCCATGTGCCGTTCTTGCGAGCCTGCGCGACGGCGGCCATGGTCGACGCGGTCTTGAGATGCGACACGGCCTTGGTGTTCGCGCAGTACCAGTCGAACATCTGGCACCACGCGACGCCGTTCCAGCCATAGGCGACGCCGAACTTCTGGCGGTTGCTGCCGTTGGGAAGTTCACGGATGCCGAGCTGCGATGCGACGAACGTCAGGTACGCCTTGCGAGTCGGGAGGCCCATCACTCCGCCTCCTCGTCGATGTCGGGCGTCGGGTCCTGACTCACGCCGGACTGATCGCCGTCCTCGGGGCGCACGGAGTTGTCCGTCTGCTCGATGACGAACTCCTCGCCGTCGATGGTCTCGATCGGGGTGTCGCTCATGGCGATGCCTCCTTGGTCTGCTGTGCCAATGGTCGGGCCGCTGTCACCTATCCGGCGGTGAGGATGACGCTGGTCACGATGCGCGCCCGGCCCAGCAGCACGGTGAGCACCCGGTTGCCGTCCGAGCACGCCACCGCGCTGAGCATGGACGTCGCCGCCGTGTCTCCGTCGATGACGACGCTGACGACGCTCGCGACCGGCGTGCCGCTGACGGTGCCGAGACTCCATACGTCACGCGGCCGCTCGGGATCCTTGAAGATGCCGGACGCGATGAGCTCGTTGACCGACATGTCCTACCTCCAGATGCGCTTGAACGTCGTGATGACGGTTGCGGCCGCCGACAGGGTGATGTCCTGAGACACGGCGGCGCCGCGCATGTCGAGAGCGTGGCCCGCCCAGACGAGGTCGGCAGCATCGCCGGGTGCGATCGGGACGTAGGCGTGCTTCACTTTCACCGTCTCGGTCGCGGACGTGGCGGCGATGAGACGGGCCTTGGCGCGGGCGATGAGATCGGCTTCGTCCACGGCATCGTCGACGGTCCCGGTCAGCGGAATCTCGCGGCTGCGGCTCACCGTCGAGTACGGCGAGGCAGGGTCGTCGTTGGTGTAGGTGCCGACGATCGCCTCCGCGTCCGGGCGCGATGCGGTCAGGATGCACACGTTCGGGACGAAGAAGGCGTCCGATGCCACCTCCACGTCAGGGAGGAACACGCAGCGCGCTCCGGACTCGAACCGCCACGCGGACGCGCGCTCGGACGGGTCGTGATACGGCGCCAGGACGACGCGGCCCCAGCCGTCCACGGAGGCCGACCAGAAGCCGGCCACGTCGAGGAGGTAGTTCACGACCTCGAGGTAGGTGGCGCCCGCGTTCCATGACGCGTCGGCACCGAGTACACGCGTCGACGGGGACGCCACCACCGGGAGGCCCAGAGCCGCGCACAGGGCCGCGGCAGCGTCGACGGCAACGGTACCAGCCGTGAGGGTGAGCGATGCCTGTAGCGAAGCCTGGAGGCCCAGGAGCGCGCTATACAGGGTCAGCGTCGAGGCTGATGTGGCGGACGTGTAGCGAACCGACTCCGCGGCCGCGTGCATCGTGGCGAGCGCGATCGAGAGCTGGGTCCCGTCGTCGTCGATGACGTCGTAGTAGATGCGCACCAGGTCGTCGCCGAGATCCAGCGGGCCGATGACCGGCAGCGAGCCGGACTCCTTCAGCGTGACGTTCAGGTTGCGGGTGATGGTGCCGCCCGGCCGGATGGTGGTCAGCCGCTCCAACTCCTGCCGTGTCGCGTGGTCGACGCGGACGAAGCGGAAGGCCCCGGCGCGCGCGAGGGTCCAGTCCATGACGGGCGGTTCCTCGACGACTATCACGGTCCACTTGGCGTAGAGCGTGATGTTCGAAGCCGGCATCGTCGTGAACGTGTACGGCGTGGTGAGACCCGCGTCGCTGTACCAGCCGGTGAAGGTGCTACCGGTCTTGGTCGGAGCGGTCGGAGCCGTCACCGCGCTACCGTCGGCCTGCGTGATGGCGGTGACAGTCGAGCCGCCGTTGCTCTCGAACGTGATCGTGTGGCTGGCCGCCGCCGTGTCGAACTCGGTGTCCGCGCCGTAGGACGTGCCGGCGCTGTTCGTGGCGTAGGCGCGATAGTGGTAGTGGGCCGATTCCGTGAGCGGGGTCATGGACGCGGTGTACGCGCCCGTCGTGCCCGCTGCCGCTGCCTTGCTGTCGCCCGTGGTCGGGTTCGCGCTCGCGCCCCAACACACACCGCGCTCAGTTACAGTCGCGCCGCCGTCGGAGGTGACGTTGCCGTTGCCGGTCGCGGTGGTAGGGGCAAGATCGGTAGCAGCCTGCGTCGTGACAGTGGGCGCGGCTGCCTCGGTGTAGGTGACGGTGCGCTTCGGGCGCAACGTGGTGTTCGTAGCTTCGTCTGAGGAGTAGACGATAAGTCGGGCGTCCTCACCCACACCCGCACCGCGAAGAATCTGACCTCGGTTCGTGAACGTACCTGCGACTATCTGCTGCGTGAGCGAGATGTCCATCGTGAAGTCATGCCAACTGGCGGCCGCGCTGAGGTCGATAGTCTTACTCGACCAGTTTCCGGCTTCACGGTCGGAGGTCGTGTTCTCGCACCCCGCCGTGCCCCACGGCACTCCCGTTTTCGCATTGTTCCAACAGCAGTCACCAGTGGTGAAGTCCCCCGTGCCCTCATCCCATTCCCGCAGGATGCGATGCACAGTGAACGCGACACTTGTTGCACCCGACCTAGGAATGCAGCGATAGAGCGACCATGTATCGGAGATTACGGTGGCAGCCGAGGGGATAGACGAAAGGTCGTCTTGTGCAAGCAACCACCAGCGATACCCGCTACTGTCACCTCCGTACAACGTGGAAGAGGCACCCAAGTTTTGCGTTGTGCTATCAGCTCTTATGGTGGCGTCTTTCCCCGCCGTAGCGTCAGGCTGAAGGGCGAGCGTCGGGTCAATAACCGCTCCCACAGGAACCGCAGCAAGGTCGTAGGTCAGCGTCGAGCCGTCGAACGTCCACGGCACGGGGAGCGGCTCAATGCCAGTCGGAATCGTGTAGGTCGGCTCACGGTGGTAGGCGAGGAAGTCGCCCGTACCACTCACGGAGAAGGCGATGACACCGCACGCAGCCGTCTTTGTGTAGTCGGCTTTCACGCCCTCTGGCGTGATGGTGTAGAGGGCGTCGATGCCGTCCCACGCCTGCGGAAAGCGAATGGTCTTGAGCGACTTCACACCTGTGGATTGACGAGCGTTCAGCGGCTTGACGACGAAACGAATGCCCGCCGAGCGGTCAGCGAACTTGAATCCCTGCTTGAACTTGTTGATGCGGAAGTCTACCGGGTGGTGCCCCGTCGCGTGCGTGTAAGCCTCGCCAGTTTCCGCGTCGAGGACTTCGGCGTTACCACCCGCGAGCAGACAGTCGGTATCGACCCACGCACCGTTCTCGCGGTGGTGCGCGTGTCCGCCGCCCGACTCCAGCGTGTAGGTGCCGTCGCCATTGTCGAACGTCTTGGAGCGCGCCGTGCGCCGCGCTATGAGTTCGGTGCGCGTCATCTAGCCCACCTCCGCGTGTCCGCAGGCAGTGCAGGCCAGCGAGGTCGGGGAAGGCATCCTACTCGACGACCGTCATGTCCAGCGAGATCACGGTCGTGCCGCGGGTCGGGCCGGGCTTGTCCGAGACTGAGCCGACCTTCACATGTGCGCGGAAGCCGTCACGCTCGCGATAGGTGGCCGCTCGCTTCCACACCCTGAGCGCGCGCATGGCCGTGCGCGAGACATCGTCGGTGACGATCGCCGATAGCGAGATCGACTCGGAGACGTGCTCGCCCGCGTAGACGACCGGCAGCTCGCGGTCGGCGAAGGTGAGCACCTCGGAGTCGTCCTTCGTGTCGTGGCCGACGTCGTGATTGAAGCGCATATTGAGACACGTCGCGTCGCCGTCGCCGAAGTTCAGCGCGTAGAAGCCGCTGGCCTTCGTGTGCAGGGTCACGTCCGTGATCGAGAAGACGCCGTTGGCCGCCACCGCGAGCACGCGGTAGACGACGTCCTGCCCCAGCCGCGGAGTGTAGTCGGTGATGGCGCTGCCCTCTGTGAGTGGATCGGCCAGCATGGTCGTGCTCGTGACGCCGTCGAATATGTCGAGGCGCTGGAGTGCGAGGTGGTCGGTGGCCGGCAGCGCACCGGTCGCGCCCGCGTAGCCCACGACGCTGGCCGCCAACGTGAGCGGGTCCCAGGTCGCGGACGCGGACGGGACTGTCGGCGCGACGTAGTCCGTGGTGAACGTGCGGGTCGCGGTGACGCTGAAGCCGGATCCGCTGTGGATCGTCAGCCCGAGCGAGAACAAGGTGTCGTCGACCAGGTACGCTACGCCGATCTCCTGCGAGGTGGCGGTCGTCCCCGTCCACGTGGCCACGAGCGCGCCTGCGCGGAACAGTCGAAGCTCCCACCCAGCCTGCGCGAACTCGTCGGTGTAGTCCCATGCCACGGTGAGCGGCATGTCGGCGATGACCGTCTCGTCCGTGGCCGGCGTCGTGATCGTCGCCTGGGGCTCGTCCGCGAGTGTGGTCGACGCGATGCCGGAGTAGGCCCCGGCCGTCGCGTGGAGGCCGTACGTCCGCACCTTCACCGTCACGATCTTGGTCGCGGCAAGGTCGCTGATTGGGATGTCGTAGTAGGCCGTCGCCCCGGTCAGCGCGTGGGTGGTCTCCGCGCCGTCCTTCGTGTAGACGATGTCGGCCTTGCTCTGCCCCGAGCCGTCGAGGGTGTTGTGCATCCACGCGACCCGGATGACGGCGCCGGTCGCGGTGTACGGCGGCCACGCGGTGAGCGTCGGGGCCGCGGGCGGCGTGGTGGTGGTGACGCTGTTCGAGGTCGTGGAGTAGGCCGAGACGAGGGCCGAACGCGTGGCCCGGACGCGATAGGCGATGGTGGCGCCGGGCGCCGAGTTGTCCACGTAGGTGGTGCCGCCCGCGCCGGTGGTCCCGAGCGGGGTCCAGGTCGAGCCGCCGTTCTCGGTCCGCTCCCACGCGAACGCCGTCTCGGTGTTGGAGTTGTCGGTGCACGTCACCGTGACCTGTGAGGCCCCGGTCTTGGCCGCGACGCAGTTGCTCGGTGCCGCCGGCGTGTTGTAGATGACGTTGGACGTGCCCGACGTGGCCGACCCGGCCGAGTTGCCGACCCGGACGCGATAGGAGTAGGCGTGGTTCGCCGTCGTGGTCGTGTCCCAGACCGACGAGGTCGCCGTATCTACGGACATCAGCTGCACCCACGCGCCGCCGTCTGTCTGCCGGTCGAGGCACAGATACGTGTAGGGCGACCAGACGCTGGAGTTGTTGGTCCACGCAGGTATCGCCGCCGTGTCGCTGCTCCGCGCCGCCGTCCCGATGGTCGGGGCCGTCGGGACGGCGTAGATGACGTTGGACGTGCCCGACGTGGCCGGCCCGGCCGAGTTGCCGACCCGGACGCGATAGGAGTAGGCGTGGTTCGCCGTCGTGGTCGAGTCCGTGTACGACGAGGTCGCCAACGCCGCGTCGAGATTGGCGACCTCCACCCACGCGCCGCCGTCCGTCTGCCGGTCGACACGCAGCGCCTCGTACGGTGCAGGAGCCTCGTCGTGGTTCGTCCAGTTCGCGGTCGCCGACGTATCGCTGTTGCGGACGGTCGTGCCGATCGTGGGCGCGATCGGGATTTCCACTGCTACCCCCCCATCCTCTTGGCCATCTGGATACTCGCGATCAGGCCGTTGAAGTCAGCAGACGGCATCGTCGACCCGTCGATGGTGATGTTGCCGATGTGGATCGTGTCACCGACGCTGCTCGTCCGGATCGAGGACGGGGAGGCGGGACCGTAGCCGGCACCGACCCCGGCGAAGCTCATGTCGCCGATCGCGGGGCCGTAGCCGCTGAGGGCAGCCCGCACCTCGCCGAACCCGGTGTCGAGGGCATCCCGGAAGCCGGCCATGATGGCTAGGCCGGCGGGCTTGAGGATCGTCCGGTCGTAGTCGATCGGCCCCTTGAGTGCCCTGATGACCGCGGCGCGCCCGGACAGCCAGTCGGTGACGCCCTTCCACGCGGCCTTCAGCCCGTTGAGCAAGCCGTCGATGATGCTCCGGCCGATGTTCGACAGCCAGGAGATCGCGCCCGAGAGCACGCCCACGAGCTTTCCGTGGAGGCCTCCCACGAAGCCCACTACCGTGTTGATGCCGCTGGAGACGCCGGACTTGATGCCGTCCCACGCCCCGCTGACGGCGGACTTCACGGCGTTCCAAGCACCGGACGCGATACCGCCCAGACCGGCCCACCCGGTGCTGAAGGAGGAGACCACGTAGCTCGCGGCTGTGCTCACGGCGGACTTGATGCCGCTCCAGACGCCGGACACCGCGCTCATCACGGCGTTCCAGGCTCCCTCCGCGATCGCCCCGAGCTTGCCCCACTGGCCGGTGAACACCAGCATGATGAACTCGATTGCGGTGGAGATGCCCGTCGTGATGGTCGCCCAGACTCCCTTGATGACGGCCCAGATGAAGTCCATCCCCGCAGTAGCCGTCGCCACGAGTCCGTTCCACCACGCGACGATGAACGCCTTGATGAAGTCAATCGCTGTGG